TGCGTATTTTATGGTATGCCTATATTAGCAGAAAATAATAAACCCAGACTTTTATATCATTTTAAAAGAAGAGGTTATAGAGGTTTTAGTATGAACAGACCTGATAAAGTATATAATAAATTATCAGTTACAGAAAAAGAAATAGGTGGTATACCAAACTCTTCTGTAGACATGAAACAATCACATGCTGCTGCTATTGAATCTTACATTGAAAAATATGTAGGTCAAAACGATGAAGGTTATGGCAGTATGTATTTTAATAGAACTCTTGAAGACTGGGCAAAGTTTGATATAAATAATAGAACAAAATACGATGCTTCTATTAGTTCAGGATTAGCGATAATGGCGTGTAATAAAAATCTTTATTCTCCAACGCAAAAAAGAGAAACAATACAAATAAACCTTGGTATAAAAAGGTACGACAATAAAGGATTTAGATCAAAAATAATTTAAATAAATGGTTAATAAAGCTATAAAAAGTTCTTTCCCTAGCCAAGCTGTTAGTGATTTAGAGAAAATGTCTCTAGAATATGGCAGCAAAGTTGGTAAAGCTATAGAGCAAGAGTGGTTTAACACTAAAGATGGCTATAACGATAAAAACGGTGCTGGTAGATATGCTACTAGTAGAAGATCGTTTCACTCGTTAAGGTTATACGCTAGAGGAGAACAATCTGTTAGAAAATATAAAGACGAATTATCTGTAAACGGTGATTTATCTTACTTAAATTTAGACTGGAAACCTGTACCTATTATACCTAAGTTTGTAGATATTGTAGTAAATGGTATGGCGGATAGAGCTTACAATATAAAAGCATATTCTCAAGATCCAGCTTCTATAAAAGAAAGAACAGATTATGTTACTAGAATAGCTGAAGACATGGTTGCTAAACCATTTAACGACGCTGTTGCTACTCAAATGGGTTTAGATATATATCAAACAGATCAAGCAAAACTACCAGAAACAACAGAAGAATTAGAATTACATATGCAGCTAGATTATAAGCAAGCTGTAGAAATAGCAGAAGAAGAAGCTATAAATAGTATTTTTGATAAAAATAAATACGAACAAATATCTAGAAGAATAAACAATGATTTAACAGTTATTGGTATAGGTGCTGCTAAAAGTTCTTTTAACAAAGCTGAAGGTATTAAAGTAGAATATGTTGATCCTGCTGATTTAGTTTATTCTAACACTAATTCACCTTATTTTGACGATATATATTACATAGGTGAAGTAAAAGAAATTTATTTAAACGAGCTTAAAAAAGAGTTTCCTGAGCTTACAGACTCACAGCTAGAAGAGTATAAAGGTTATAACGGTTATTATAGCAACAGCGGTAGATACAACACCAAAAGAGATGAAGAAAATAGTGTGACTGTATTATATTTTGAATATAAAACATATGCTAATCAAGTTCACAAAATAAAAACTACGGCTACAGGTGGTAAAAAGGCTATAGAAAAAAACGACACATTTAATCCACCTGCTTCAGAAGATTTTGAAAAAGTTGATAGAGCTATTGAAGTTATATACGAAGGTGTTAAAGTTGTAGGCTCTAAAGATATTTTAAAGTGGGAGCTAAAAAGAAATATGATGCGACCAAAAGCAGATACAACAAAAGCTCAAATGAGTTATGCTGTGTGCGCACCGCGTATGTATGAAGGTCGTATAGAAAGCTTAGTAAGTCGTATGACTAACTTTGCAGACATGATACAAATAACCCACTTAAAACTACAGCAGGTATTATCTAAAATGGTTCCAGACGGTGTTTATCTTGATGCCGATGGATTAGCTGAAGTTGATTTAGGTAATGGTACTAATTACAACCCTGCTGAAGCTTTAAATATGTATTTTCAAACAGGTAGTGTTATTGGTAGATCAATGACGCAAGATGGTGATATGAATAGAAGCGCGCTACCAATAAGAGAAATAAACACAAGTGGAGGTAACAATAAAATATCTTCTCTTATTAGTACATATAATTATTACTTACAAATGATGCGAGATGTAACTGGTTTAAACGAAGCTAGAGACGGAAGTATGCCAGATGCAAACGCGTTAGTAGGTTTACAAAAATTAGCTGCTGCTAATTCTAACACAGCAACTAGACACTTATTGCAGTCAAGCTTGTATATAACCCTATCAATGGCAGAGTGTATTGCAATGCGTGTTTCTGATGTTATAGAATATTCACCAACTAAAGAGTCTTTTATAAAAACACTAGGTAAGTTTAATGTATCTACTTTAGAAGAAATGTCTAACTTGTATTTACATGATTTTGGAATATTTTTAGAATTAGCTCCAGACGAAGAAGAAAAAGCTATGCTTGAGAATAACATACAAGTAGCTTTGCAGTCTGGACAAATATATTTAGAAGATGCTATTGATATAAGAGAAGTTAGAAACTTAAAATTAGCTAATCAACTTCTTAAAATAAGACGTAAGAAAAAGCAAGATATTGATCAGCAACAAGCTCAAGCAAACATACAAGCTCAAAGTCAAGCAAACGCTGAAGCTGCTCAAGCTGCTCAAGCTGCAGAAATGCAAAAAGAACAAGCTCTTGTAGAGTCTAAAATGCAATTAGAGCAAATGAAGTCTCAACTTCAAATAGCTAAAATGGAAAGAGAAGCTGCTATTAAAAGAGAGCTAATGCAGTATGAGTTTGAAATAAACAGACAGTTGCAACAAGGTCAAGTAGCTATTGCTAAAGAAAAAGATAAGTTCAAAGAAGATCGTAAAGACGAAAGAACTAAAATACAAGCTACACAACAAAGTGAGCTTATAAATCAAAGAAAAACAAATGCACCACCTAAAAATTTTGAGTCTGCTGGTATGGACACATTAGGTGGGTTTGGCTTAGAACAATTTGAGCCAAGGTAATAATACCTTAACTATTTAATTATATTATATTATGTCAGAAGAAAACAAAGTTATTGAAGAGGTTGTTGAAACACAAGAACAACCAAAAGTAGAACAAGAACAAAAAGAAGCTCCAGCAGTAGAAAGAAAAGCTGATGGAACTTTTAAAGTTGATTTAAGTAAAATTAAAAAAACTGATCAACAAGAAACAGAAACAGATGATAAAGAAAAAGTGCGGGTGCAAGCACAAGAGCAACCGGAAAAAGAAAATAACGAAGAGCCGGCCGAAGAAAAAGTTATACAAGAGATAACAGAGGAGGAGCCCGTTGTTGAACAACCTGTTGTAGAGCAGCCTGTTGTACAAGAAAAACAACCAGTACAAGAACAAAGACAACTACCAGAAAACATTGAAAGTCTGGTAAAGTTTATGGAAGATACTGGTGGAAGTATAGAAGATTACGCAAGATTAAATGCGGACTATACAAATGTAGATAACAATACATTATTAAAAGAATATTATAAGTCAACTAAGTCTCACCTTGATAATGATGAGATTAACTTTTTAATTGAAGATAGTTTTTCATATGATGAAGAACTTGATGAGCAAAGAGATATTAGAAAAAAGAAGTTGGCTCTTAAAGAAGAAGTTGCGAAAGCTAAAAAGTTTCTTACTAATTTAAAAGACGAATACTACAAAGAAGTTAAGTTAACTTCTAAGTTGTCTAAAGATCAGCAAGAAGCTATTAACTTTTATAACGAATATAACCAAAAACAAACCACTGCCAATGAGATCCAACAAAAGCAGTATAAGCAATTTGAGCAAACTACCAATAATGTTTTTAACGAAAACTTCAAAGGTTTTGATTTTAGAGTTGGAGACAAAAAATATAGGTACAATGTAAAAGATGCGGCTGCTGTTAAGGATTACCAGAGTGACATATCTAATTTCGTTAAGGAGTTCTTAGATGAAAATAATATGATGCAAAACGCTGCTGGTTATCATAGAGCTTTATTTGCTGGTAGAAATATTGATAAAATAGTTCAACATTTTTATGAGCAAGGTAAGGCTGATGCTATTAAAGAAACAGCCATTAAATCAAAAAATATAGACATGGGTGCTAGAAAAGTAAACCAAGTCGTTGATGCTGGTGGTATGAAAGTTAAAGTATTAGGCGGTGATAATAGTTCGAGGTTGAAAGTAAAAATTAAACGATAAAATTTAAAAAAACAAAAAAATGGGATTTAATACCTCTTTAGGTTTGGGTGGAAGCTTCAGCTTGACTGGCTCACCAAGCCAAACAGTAAGTACTGGGAACTATTTAGATCTAGCTAACACAGCTGGACAAGGATGGGCTCAGCAATATTTACCAGAGTTGTACGAAGAAGAAATCGAAAGATACGGAAACCGTACAATTGGTGGATTTTTACAAATGGTAGGCGCTGAAATGCCTATGCAATCTGATCAAATAGTTTGGTCTGAGCAAAATAGATTACACTTAGCATACAAGCACAAAGCTGGTGGAAACGAAACTTGTGTTCTTACAACAGTTTCTACAGGTCTTGTTACTTTAGGATCTGACTATACTAACTCTGTACGTGTTGGTGCTACTGTAATCATTACAGACTCTGCGACTGGATTAAAAACTAACTATTGTAGAGTTTCTGCAACAAGTGGACAAACTTTTAACGTAAAACCTTACAAAACTGCAACTTTATCTGCTGACTTTGGTTCTGACGGATTAGGATGTAACGTATTTGTTGTAGGTTCTGAGTTTGCTAAAGGAACTTCTTCTATGGCAGGAGAACTTAAGCCAACTTTCACTAAATTTGATAACCGTCCAATAATCATTAAAGATCACTTTAAGATTCACGGATCTGACACTGCTCAGATTGGATGGGTTGAAACAACTGATGAAGCTGGTCAAGTAGGTTTTTCTTGGTATTTAAAAGCTGCTGGCGAAACTAGACTGCGTTTTGAAGATTATTTAGAAACAACTTTAATAGAATCTGTTAAAGGTGTTCCAGGAAGTTCAACTGTTGATACTGATTTAGGTATCGCTGGTGAAGGATTTGGTACTGAAGGTCTTTTTGCTGCTGTTGAAGCTCGTGGTAATGTATTTGAAGATTTAGCTACTCTTGGTGACTATGATTTATTATTAAAAAATCTAGATAAGCAAGGTGCTATTGAAGAAAACATGCTTTATGTTAATCGTGATTTAGCTCTTACTATAGATGATATGGTTGCTGGATTAAACGCTAACTATCAAGGTGGTGCTTCTTTTGGAGTGTTTAACAACGACGCTGATATGGCATTAAACTTAGGTTTCTCAGCTTTCCGTAGAGGATCTTACGATTTCTACAAGTCTGACTGGAAATACTTAAACGATGCTGCTGCTCGTGGTGGTTTTGGAGATGTTTCTGGGATTTTAATTCCTGCTGGAACTTCTACAGTTTACGACCAAACACTTGGTAAGAACATGACTCGTCCTTTCTTACATGTACGATACAGAGCTTCACAAACTGATGACCGAAGAATGAAGTCTTGGGTAACTGGTTCTGTTGGATCTGCTTCATACACTGGAGACGACGTAATGGAAGTACACTATTTGTCTGAAAGATGTTTAGTAGTTCAAGGAGCTAATAACTTCGTGATGTTAAAAGAATCATAATATTAACCTTTAAAAACTAAACAAAATGGACAAATTTTTAATTTTCATAGATCAAGCAGATGATGCTGCAATGTTCCCAGTTGCTAATATTCAGTCTATGACTGTTGCTGCTGATGCTACTTTAATCATCAAGTTTGCGCCAGGTAGTCTTGGAGATGGGCAGGCTGCTAGTATTGATTCAGTAACATTAACAATTACTGCTGATAAAGAACTAGATGTATTTAAAGCTTTAGCTGATAAAATTGCTGACATTGGATCATTTAGTGGTAGTAATAGCTTAGTTGTTTGTGATGATGTAAACTCTGTGTTTGCTCATAGCGACATATTAAGCTGTACTATTTCTTTAGATGCTTAATAACAACTAATGTAAACCAAAGGCGTCTTTATGGCGCCTTTAGGTTTATTTTTATAAACTATTTAATTATATTATA